GGCAACTACTCTGTTAACAGGGTAGTAGTATCTGAACAACCTGAAGGGTCATTCAGAAGAATCTCACTCTCAAGTAAGGAAACCCCTTGAGGGATAAGAGATTCCGGCACATCAAAGAAGATAGGGAAATAGTCCAGCCTTCGTCTTGTATCCAAGTCCCAATCGGAAAGACCAGGTCCACCGCAGCAACCTCCGAGCGCTTTTTCCCAGCGTCGGATGAGGATCTTATTTATAGCCACAGAGGGATCATTCTCTTTATGTGGCGAGAAGTAAGACGCTAGTGGCTTACGGATCATCGTCTCAATACACAAATCTGTGTAGAGACGTGAATAGTTAGCCTCAGTTTGCTGAACGGCATTGACTCCTTCACAACTAACCATCTTGAAAGCGATAGTTTGCGTAGGAAGACGATCAGATACCCTTTTATGTAATTGCCAAGGAACGTCAGGGACGTATTTCGGCAAAGGGTTATCTAGTGACAGAAGCATAGCTTCTGCTACACGTCGATCTTTCTGCGTAAGCTTCCGCTCAAGATTAGGGAGGCCTAAGCCTCCTAGCCAAGTGGGAAGGAACCAAGGTCGTGAGCCGGCCCGGTCGAGTACGATACGATGACGAACTATAAACTGAGAGAGTGCGCGATTTTTCCACTCCTTAGGAAGAGTATCAAGTAATTGGTGAGCCATGGCCCCAATATTTTCAGTATTAAGCTTCTCGGAATTACCCGTTTTGCCCTTACCGGCAAGAAGTCCACAATGGAGCTTCTTTACCTTACTGAAAGTATGGAACTCACTGTTCCCTACTTGACGCACCGCCACAGAACGAAACTCAGCAGAATTGATCATTGCAAACTCCCTAGTAAAATAGGTTTTCCCCAAAGAGGGTGCAAGTCCATGGTAGGCCGAGATAGACCGCCAGGCGCGATATGAAACCTCATTCATGGGGGCGACAAAGTCGTCTCCATTAATTAAAAGCCGAACTTGGGCAAGTGTGAGGGTCTTTCCTTCTCCGATTTCCATACTCCAACGGACAATACTAGTATTGACCATACAGAGAATGGGGAAGGAGAGGATCGATCCCATCAATTGTCCTTCGACTTGAGGTTCTTCGTGCTCCGGGTCTTCCGGATCTACAATCGTGTGCTGTTCTAACGTTTTATGGTAAATTGAGCGTAGAAATGACGGCACCTGCAAGGTGTCACAAACCTGTTCGAGAGCAATGTGTGATGCCCAACCACGGAAGTTGTTGGTTGCATCCTTATAGTCTCCGTTATTCCACTTCTCCCCATCACGTAGTTCGGATACTTGCTGCATAATCTCCTCGGTAACCGTGGTTCCTGTCAATTGACATACACGGTGATTCGAGAGGATTTTCCAAAGATAAGCCTGTAAAGGCTTAGCAGCAAAACCGTACTGTGGTGAAGATTTAGTGATATTCCGGAACTTCATTGCTTCGAATAAGGTAAGAATTACAACTCGGTTACTACCGGTGCATCGTTCCATTACTCTTCCTAAAAGTTCTCTAAAAGCCAGTTTAAGGTAGTCATCGTTATACGAAACTCCTTGGATACTACAGGACGCGTCCATAGGCTGGACACTAAGCTCAATCTCTGTTAAATCATTCACATATCTTTCAACCTCCTCATCAGAACCAAGGTCACGCAAATCCCGGAAATTTAGGGTTGCGATGGGATCAAGATCAAACAACTGGAGTGTTCTCGGCTCAGGAACCAAGAGCTGTTCACCCATCATTTGAAGATGACCTCGTAGCCAAATCAGATCGTCGCGCAATGAAGGTAAGGTACCTCCCTCTGAGACTTTAAAGTCTACATTGGAACGCGTAGATGGAAAGAAGGAAAGGCCTAAAGGGTCAAACTTCTTCCCACCACGCAGGTACTCCTTCACTGTTCGGCGAATCTGGAATTCAGCTTCGGACCTTGACAGTGACAAACGGCTGGGCACAGGTTCACCAAACATTTCCTTAACGCGTTGATCGCGTGTACCTAGGAAACTGTCTGGAGGGTCTTGTCTTGCGGTAGTAAGAAGGGAAAACGTATCTTTTGCAGTTTCGAAACCGGACCAAGGGTCTAAATCAGGCATGAGTGACTTAGATGACTGACATGAAGACAACCAACACCTGAAAAGGTCAGGATCTTCACGATTTAGCCGACACTCCCACCTATAAAAGGTTCCTCCTAAGAGGACCCGCGGATGATCCTCTTTTAAAAGAGGCATATCCGCAGGGGGTGTCTGCCATTGTGAAGATTCAACTGACCATCCA